TCAAAGAATTACAGACGGATTTCTGACTATCTTCTGACTACCCAATGAAGACATGATGTAGTCAAAAATAGTTACCAGATTGTAACCATCGGTATCCAAATCGTAACCGGACATCCGGAAAACAGCGATAGGTTACTGCGTCTATGATTTGACTACCATTTGTAAGAAGTCGTCCACTTTCGCTATTGTGCAGCATCTTGAGACAAAATACTTTTGTAACTGTTTAATAACTATCAAGATGAGAGCAACTTTCAATGTAATGTTCTTCGTGCAGAAGGGCAAATGCAAGGCGGATGGAACTGCGCCAATCCTTGCGAGACTGACCGTAAATCAAGAGAAAATCCATTTTTCAACCAAGCAGTCCATCGACCCACAGCGATGGGATACCAAAAGATACAGAACACTCGGTGTAACCAAAGCCGAGAAGAATATCAATGGTATGCTGGATGAACTGCAGGCTTCCATACAAAGGCACTTCTTTGACCTGCAGGCATCGGGCGAGGTTATTTCCGCATCCAAAATCAAGATGCTCCTGTTCTCGACAGACGAGAAGGTCAATATGTCAATCGGCAAACTCTTCGACCTCTTCATCGATGATTATGAGAAACTCGTAATCACGCAGGACTATGGGCATGAGAGCTTCTTCCGCTACAAGGTCTGCAAGGACAGAGTCATGACATTTATTAGCAAGGAGTACAAGACCAGCGACCTTCCGTTGACTGATATCACTAAGCGTTTCCTTGATAAATTGTATCTCCATCTCCGGTCTGAAAGGAAACTTAACAATAACACAGCGGTCAAGTTCATGCACAGATTCTCCACTGTGTTCAAGATGGCAAGGGACAACGGCTGGGTCAACGGAGACCCGTTCAAACTTCAGAAACTCCATCTCGATAAGGTAGACCGCAGTTACCTTACGCAGCAGGAACTTGAGGTCGTAATGCATAAGGAATTCGACTCGATGAGACTTGAGCAGATAAGGGATGTGTTTGTGTTCTGCTGCTTTACCGGACTTCCATATATAGATGCTCAGAAACTGAATGACACGCATCTGAAGACTTGGGCAGATGGAAGCCAGTGGCTGACCTTACACAGGCAGAAGACCAAAGTTCCGGTAAATGTAAAGTTACTTCCGGTGGCTCTTGATATCCTTGCCAAGTATAAGGAAACGATTGAGGATAGGTGCGGACGACTGCTGCCTGTGCCGACCAATCAGAAATGCAATGAATATCTGAAGGAAATCGCGACCCTTTGCGGAATAAAGAAGGAGGTGACCTTCCATTCGGCAAGGCACACTTTCGCGACAACTGTCACCCTTGAGAACGGAGTGCCGATAGAATCGGTCAGCAAGATGCTGGGGCATACGAATGTACGCACCACACAGATATATGCCCGAATCACGGACACTAAGGTGAGTCACGACATGACCGTTTTAGAGGGCAAAATAGGCGGAGTGTTCGATAAACCGCTAGCGTCATCCAAGGAGTCTCGCAAAAGGGCAAGTGACCGCCTTAAAATCGCAACGGAGGCAAAAGACCTCGGCATACAAATCTTATCCTAGAGTCCAGCCCTTGGCAGTTGCGATGGCAAGTTGCTCTTCTGTGAGTTTTGCCTTGTTGCGTGCGCCAAGGGTTATCTTTTTCGTTATATCTGTAGCGGTAAGGTCTGCCAAGGCATTAAGAGCAGAGAGCAGGCTCTCGACACTAAGCCTCCATGCACCGGAGAGCCATATGTCCACATTGATAGTTCCGGTAAATCTCAACTCCAGCAGGTTTGAGCATCCGGTAAATGTTGTGTCCAATTGTGAGGTGACATTGCTGACATCCAAAGGAGCGTTTATTCGGACAAGTGAACTGCAGTTATGGAACATCTCTCCGACAGATTTTGCCGAAGATGTGTCTATGGAGTCTATTTCTGTCAATGAGGTGCAGCCATAGAATGCATACACAAAATCAGTTACATTTGCAGTGTTCAGTCTTCCCACATAACTTAGTGCAGTACATCCTCGGCAGAAACAATACATGGATGTAAATCGTTCTTCATGCAGTTTTGCAGGCAGGTCTGTCATAGTCGTGTTTCCTTTGAACAGATGATAGCCCTCCATGACATGCTGGATTCCGGCAGGGACTTCTGTAATCAGATTCACATAATCCATAATGGTTTCAGCATCGCTGGTATCCACGCCTTGACGAGTAAGGTATTCGTCCATTCGGGCGACCACCCTCTGCAGTCGTATTGTTATTGGCTCTAGTATTGACATGACTATCCTATGATGTTTTCGAGTTCCTTGATGAACTCCGGAATACCTATATAATTAATAAACTCATCAACGGTTACAGAAACAGACTGTCCGCCCCTCTCGACTTCCAAAAGGTCGCTCCCAAGCAAGGAACTTGCTCTTTCAAGTTGAGAAATCATTACTCCGTCAGTAGTATTTGCCATAGATTATCCTCCTAATACAGTGGTTTTATAGTTCTCCTTACCCAGCACATAGACTAGGTCTCGTCCCTTGGCAGTCAGTTGACCTCCAAGGGATATTTTTATCTCCTGCGCTCCAGCTGATGGCAGCATTGATTTCAGTTTTGAAAGCGGTGCTATGACTTCGGGGTCAACACTTGCATTGGGATTATCTCCCACCATTGCATATGTTGCTCCGAAAGCAAGACCTCCATTAGCCAATGCCGGAACACTTTGTTGTGCGCTCTTGTTTATCAGTGCTGTCATGATGGCTGCTGCAGTGACCATTGCTGCACCAATGGCTATTGCTGCCCAAGGGTTAGCAAGAACAGATTTCAGTGCACTTTTGAAACCGATAATCATGACTCCGAATTCGATGAGTTGCGCTCCTATGTTTTTGAGGAATGTAGCAAACTGTGTGAGGATGGCTTTCATAAGCCCACCGAATCCGAGGTCTCCGGTAATAATCTGACCTATCGCATCGGCAGCTGCTACGATACTGTCGGTCAAGAATTTTCCGACCTGCTGGTCAAAGCTCTGCATGACCTGCCCCATTCGTGAATATACTTCCTCAAGTGCAGCTTCAAAGTTGTAGCCTTTTGCAACAAGTGATTCCGTATAGTTCTGAACGATGGCTGTAACATCCGCCACATTTTCGCTTAAATAATCAGAAGTATTGTCCGCCCATCCCATCAGTCCGTTTCGCACCGTGTCGTAAATCTGCGCCATCTGTGCGCTATATTTGGACATGACAGGCTTTAGGTCAGGTGGTTCCACCACAAGTGCCGGAGCCTTGATTGGTGGCAGTGTAGCCAGTAGCGCATTATTATCTCGCAGTTTCAGTTGCTCCGGTGTTATGTTTTGGATTCTTTGCAGTTCCTGTTTCAGTTCGGCTATCTCGGCATTGTATGTAGCTATATCCTCTATGGTACTCTCCGGCAGCAGTTTCTTTTTCTCTAATTCGGAAATCCGCTTTGTAAGGTCATTGATAAGTCCGCCCTCCTGTTCAATCTGAGCATTAGTGCCAGCGAGTGCTTGATTCATCTGGTCTTGAATTGCCTTGGCATCCGCTTCTGCCTTTGCCCTGTCCTCGATAGCCTTCTTGCTCTTGGCAATGGCAGCAACCAATGCCTGCTCCTCCATCTGCAGATTCCGTCTGCGGTCTCCTTTGTTGAGAGCGTATGTGACTTTGGATGCAATAGACTGTCCCTGCCAAGGAGATTCATTTTCATTGACTGCCTGCAACCTGCGATTCTCTTTTAGTCTGCTCTCCAATGTTCTCAAGGACAGACCCTCGAATTCGTTTGTCATTTCTTGAATCATGGCATCCTTCTGTTGCTTGGCATATAGGAAGGCTGCACCAAGAGCAAGGATAGCTGCAACTGCGAGTCCCACAGGTGACAGCAAGGCAGTCAGTCCGGAAGCCAGCATCGGCATCATCTTTATTATTCCGGATATGCCGAGAGACAGAGGCGCAATAGCTGCTGCTATTCCACCAATCACGACTATGACTTTCATTCCCTCCGGAGAGATTCTCTGCATCGCGCTCACGACTACAGACAAGGCATTGGCAATTTTATTTGCCATAGGCATAATGGCTGCACCGACCTGTTCTAGGAAATCTCCCCAAGTGTTCTGCAGTTGTTTGATTACTCCTGTTCCATGCTCTGCAGCGGTTTCCGCGTATCCTTTATAATTTTCAAGAACAAACTTGACCGCCTCTCCGCTCTTGAGTTGTTCGGCAGTGAGTTCTTTGAGTTTTGGAATACTCTCGCCAAGTTCTCCGGTAAGACCTCCATATGTCTTCGCAAGATTCTTGACAGCACTCTCTAGGGTCATTCCGGTGGCAGAAGACAACTGGACGGATGCTTCGATGACATCCTTAATCTGCGATTCTGTCATACCGAGAGATGCAAGGTATGCTTGCTGGGCAATAATGGCTTCGTCTCCGATGACTGAACGAGATTGAATTTCAGAAGCCTGTACCAACAACCTCTGCTGGACATCAGCCCTTCCTCCGAGAGCATTCATCAGACGGTTCTCCGCCTGAACTTGCACATCTGCATTTTTAAGTGCGACTGCACCCAATGCAGTCAGAGGGGCGGTGAGTTTGAGGGACAAGGACTTGCCAAGAGAAGACAGTTTCTTCTCCAATGAGCCAAGTCCTTTCTCTACAGCCTGTGCCTTCTGCTGAAACTCATAAGAGTCTGCTCCAATCTTAATCAGTAGGTCGGCAATTCTTCTGCTCATAGGTTAGGGTCGATGTTTTTGATATAAGTCCCATCCTTCTAAAACCTCGTCCATGACAGCCGGATAGCCGTTTTCCATTTTGGAAATAGCTGCTACCACCAGCACCATTGTGTTCTTGTCTGTGATGTCCAATGGTGCATCTGCTCCGGTCATGGCACAGTCACAGACATACTTCAGATAGATTTCCGTATGGTTTTCACAAGGTGGAGCATAGCGGTTAATCATCTGTCTGAGGGTTTTGAATCCTCGTTTTGAGTATGACTCAAGCAGGACAAAGATGGCTCGGTAGCCCCATCCGCGAGTCTCGAACTGCTTGAAGGCTTTATCTGATGAGGGACGCACTTCACCGAGATATCGGGTCGAACTTTTGCGGATATTTCCTGCATTATTGTTTCGCAGTCCTCTAGGGAGCTGCATCGGCAATCTACTCTCCATCTGTCACCTCCTCTCCATTATCCTTTTCGGCTTTTTCCTGTTCATCAAGTTCGGCACGCTTGCAAAGTACAGGGCATTCTTCCGGTGGAATCTTGCATTTGTATGCCTGCCGGATGATGTTCCTGCCTTTGTCAATCTCGCTGTCCTTATGCTCAATGATGATTTCCAGCTTCGAGACCTTGTGTTCAAGTTTGTTTACTCGTCCGTCAAGTCGTGAAATCTGCTCACTTTGGATTGATACGACCTGCTCGGTGTTTTTCAGTTCTGCCGAATCTGCTTCGGCAGACTCCTTGCGCTTCTTGCTCTTGAAGAAGATGAATGTCCCGACTAGTCCACTCGTCAGCAAGAGATTCAGAATAAGGCTGATGGTTTCCATGATTTTAAGATTTAAGATGTTTCATTTACTTTCTGTATGAACTTGAATATTCCGTTTGTCTGCACCAGATAAAGGTCTCCGTAGATGAAGAACACATCAATGATTTCTGTGTACTGCCCGACATGATTGTTGATATAGTAGCTGTCCAAGGTTTTGATGTCATGCAGTGCTGCGCTGTCTAGAACGGTCACGAATTTGGTTTGCGACAATGCTGCATGGTTTGCGTATTCTCCGAAACTCTCGCTCTCGGTGTAGGTGGTCAGAGTGTTTCGGGTGCAGCATCGCAGAGTATCATCGCTTCCGGCAAGAATCAGGTAGTCGTCATTTATTGCCACAATCTGGTCGTAATCCGATGCCTTGAATACATTGGGTGCTGTGTGATAACGATTATCGTAGATGTAGCATGCTGAAGTGGTGTTGATGACAATCTGATTCTTTTCGACAATCGCACTCTTGAATGTGCCATACATATAGACCAGAATGTTGGATGTCCTTGATGTGCCTGCAACTCTCGTATATGTCGTCTTTATTTCCGGACGCGAGAAGGTCATATACTTTGAATCGTATCTTCCGGTATATTGACACAGCACCCACCACTCATTGTCTCTTACAGTGATGAAGCCAGCGTAAGTAGTTGGAATGTCAAGCGTTTTCCGGACTTTGCCACGATAGTCACAATAGAAAGCCTCAGTTTGATGCGCTCTTACATATCCGTTCTCTGCAGGGAATATGTCGTATGTCTCATCGTCTTCGTAAAGAAGGGTCATGCTCTTGGTCAGTACATCAAAGCAGTACAACTTTCCGGAAGCCATCTTCATAATCAGAAAGTTCAGACATCTGATACATTGGTCGCAGTTTTCGGTAAAGAGTTTCATGGCGATGCAATCATCTCCTTCCAGCGGTGCTTCGCTATGAAGCAACTTCGGAAGTTCCACCAACTCGCATTCATGAGTGTCATCAAGAGCATCGACTTCGATGGAGTTGATGGAGAATCCGGCATTCAGATATTTCTTATCCAACAGGATGGAGTTAAGGTCAAGATGCAGAGCAGATAATATCTCTGCAGACAGCTTGTGAGACGGAGTCTGCCGGAACTTCAATGCGCAAAGAGTCATGTGTTCCACAAGATTCATGTAGTCGTCCTTTCCTTTAGTATGCCACAGACGGGTCGGACTTTTATCTGCGTGCAGGAAGTACAGAGTGAAAATCATCGTGTCGTTTGGAATGGCTGGGATGTCGCTTACAGGAAGCGAAATGCTCATGTCTATGTTGTTGGCTGGGTTTACAATCGTGTCGATGCTGAGCCCGTTGTCATAGAATTCATCAGCGTCAATGCTCATTCTCATATTGAAGAACATCATGCCTTCCTGCGACCCGACAGTCTGCCCGTTCTGCCGTCCTCCGCTATAGGTGTACCAATCGCCTCCAAGCGTTTGTCGGATGTAGAATACGAGCTTGCCATTGATGGGAATACCGTCTATTTCTATCTTGATGTTCTCATCCGTTCCGGTGTCAACGGAAGAGCAGACATCAACCTCCGAGGTGTCCCATGCTCCGTCAGATGTGAGGTAATAGGTTGCATCTGAGCCGACCACCTTAATGCCATAGTTGAGTGTGCATGTATGAGGCTCAGTGTTACGCGGAGTATAGTATCCTCCCGTGGACGACCTTCGTTCCGAATACAAGGCTCGCAAGGTAAACTCCCATGTGATGGTAAAGTTGCACTGCTTGACATCATATCCGGATGTCTGCATTATGGTGTCCTTGTAGTCATTGTCTCCTCCGATTGTCAGACTTTTGTTGTCACCAAAGGATAACGCACCATTTGCGTCAGACCAATTGTCGCTGTCAAAGAAGCCCAGCCTGTCAGTCAGGTCATCAATCTCCTTGTTTTTTACAGCGACATTTACGCTTCTGATAGGTGGTGTTATTTCGAGAGTGGAGTTGTCGCCCATGATATACATTGCGCCATCCCAAGCATTATCCTGCACACCGCGTTTCCGGAAGAGATTGGCAAGTCTGCATTTTTCCTCGGTAATAATTCTGACATTCTGATGGGTTGTTCTGACTGCCGAGGGTATGTTGTCGTTTGGTGCAAAGAATGCAGCAGGGCGATTCTCGCTGTATAGTGAATATAGCCTGCGGATATTCAGCACGCCTGCAGATTGGAAAATCTGCGCTGCAAATGGTCGCAGGCATAGTTCCAACACATCGCGGAAGGTAGGTGTTTCATAAACGGTGTATAGCATTGCCATATCGAGATAGGTCTGCTTCAGTGGCGAAGTGGTTTCGCTCATGCCTTCTGCATACAGGTCGAGCCAATCGCATAGACTCATATCCAGCTCCAGCACATCTATACATGGCGTAAGCAGCGAATAAAGGGAACGAAGTCCGCTCTTGGATGTATTGGATTCATCGTAAAAGTCAATTGATGAGAGGATGTTGAATCCGTCAACGGCTCTGATTGTAACCTCGTATGGTGGTGCGGAGAACGACTCTGAATAAAGGTCGGCTGTAATGAATCCACGCCAATAGAGACCTCCGTTGCGGAATATTGTGACGCGGTATTTCCTTGGGTCGGAGGTGAACAGGTTAATGTATTGGAAATTCTTATGACACAGGACTGTTATGCTTGCTTCACTTGCTTTTACCGGAACAAAGAAGTCGTCTCCGCGATTCTCCCATGTAACCTTGAGAGGGTTGCTTCCGGCAAAATTCATCTCCTCTGCCACACCTATGAAGCCTCGCTCAGCGATTTCAACTCGCCACGACACGCCCTTGTATTTGGAGCGAATCTCCGCATAATATTTCAGTCCAAAGTATGCCATCTTTCGCCATTTTCTGTGGCGGTAAAGGTATACCGAGAGCATCGAACTTAACGGAAAGGTTATTCCGGTTAAATAGAAATTTATTATTAACTGTTGTTTATATAACCATTTGTTAATATATTTGCGGTCTCAAATAAATATTACGATGAATATGGAAAATACAGACATGCTTGAAAATCTTTTACAGAATTCCGGAAAGGTTGACTCAGAATTGCTGGCTCTACTTTCTGGGGGTGCTAATGAAGAGGAAGTTCAGAAACTGATAGCAAAGAAATTGGTCGGGGTTATTACAGCACTTGAGGTACTTGAGGTCAAAGAGGCTTTATCCGAGGTATTGCCATTTATTTCGCAGGCTTACATCGCAAAGACCTATTTCAAGAAATCAAGAGCATGGTTTACTCAGAGGCTCAATGGAAACGAAGTGTTTGGAGTCAAAGCCTCTTTTGATGCCAATGCTCTGCAAGTGCTTACAGATGGGTTGAGAGATATGAGAAATAAAATGGATGCAGCCATAGGAGAACTTGAAAAGATAAAAGGTTTTGACACAACTGCACAAGCAGTAATAGATGGCTCGCTCTCCACTGATAACTTTACAGATTATTTCGGAATAGAAAAGGGAGAGTAGTTTTTGCTAATTCTCATTGTTGGCAGAATATAAATCCCTATCTTTGAGGTGAAATCAGATTGAAAGCCTATGAAACTTGCAAGACTTGAGAAGGTTGAACTGAGAAATCAGTGGAAAGATGAGGCAAAGGACTTCACTCCTTGGCTCGCTGAAGTGGAGAATATTGAGCTTCTTGGAGAAGCTATTGGAATGGAGCTGGAGGTTATAGCGAAGGAAGAGAAGGTTGGCTCGTTTAGTGCAGATATTCTTTGTAAGGATATTGTAACCAACAGAAATGTAGTCATAGAGAATCAACTTGAACAGACTGACCATTCTCACTTAGGACAGGTTATTACTTATTGTGCCGGACTTCAAGCATGTACATTCATTTGGATTGCATCTCAGATTCGCGAGGAACATCGTGCTGCTGTGGACTGGCTCAATGCTATCACAGATGAGAGTTATAATTTCTTTGCGATAGAGGTGCAGCTCTTCAAGATTGGCGACAGTCCGGTGGCTCCTAACTTCAAGGTTGTTGCGAAGCCTAATGGCTGGTCTAAGAGTGTCAAGAAGCAGGTTAATGAGGATTTGAGTGAAACCGACAAACTGAAACTTGAGTATTGGACAGCATACCGAGAGTATGTGCTGAAGCAATCTAATGCTCCATTCAAGCCTCAGTCTCCGTCTCCGCAGCATTGGACTAATGTGGCAATCGGAACTTCTGCTGCCCACTTATCTGTAGTTGTTGGACGCAAAAGAACGAAGGTGGCAGTAGACTTTATCTTGGACTCAAATAATGCCAAGGCTAATTTTGACAAGTTATATGAGACTTCTTTTGAGGACTCAAAGGCTGGCGTTTCAGCAGATATTGAATGGGAACGATTGGATGATAAGAAATCATGCTATATCTCAGTTGAGACTGCCGGAGACTATCATGACAGGGGTGATTGGGACAGGCAGTTTGAGTGGCTTTATCAGATGACTGTCAAGTTCCATAACTTCTTCCGACCAAGAGTTAAAAATATGAAGTAGCATACTAAAGCCAGCGAATATGAAACGGATATTATTAACAATCGTTATCACCTGTTGCTCACTAATTTCATGGGCGCAGTCAGAACATCTGACATTTAAGGGTGTTCCTATTGATGGAAGTCTAACTGAGTTTGTTGCCAAGATGAAGACAGCAGGTTTTGACCATTTAGGAACTCAAGACGGAATGGCTATGCTACAGGGGGACTTTGCAGGATATAAAAACTGCATGGTTGGCGTTTATACGATAAAGCCTATTAATGTAGTTAGTATGATTGGTGTGCTATTTAATGCGAGAGATACATGGTCAGATTTAGAGAGCGATTACGATTTCTTTAAATCGATGTTGACGGAAAAATATGGTGAGCCTGCAATTGTAGTAGAAGAGTTTGAAAGACCGCAGCGAGACAATAATGGTAAAATCCATGAATTGCGAATGGATAGATGCACATGGGCATCTGCATTTCACACCGAAAAAGGCAGTATAGAGTTGTCGATGGAATACAATAATTATGAGTGTCGCGTAATACTTCGTTATAGAGATAAAATAAACACAGAGCGAGTTAAGAAGCAAGCAATGGAAGATTTGTAATAAGATAGGGGTCGCCAAGAGCGACCCCTTGTGGTACATTGACATTGAGGAGCAAGGTAGATAAAAGAAAAGAGAGCCTATGAGTCAGCTCTCCCTGTGACGATGAATTCGTCTTCCTCTGGGATTACAGCGAGACCGCCCCATGTGCCGTGAAGCTGCCCGATGCCGTCAATGTGTTCCACTTTTCCTGTCTTTCCGTCATAGCGGTTATCCTCGCCTTTGAGATGGATAATCTTGATTGTGTCGCCTACTTTTGCTTTCATGGTTATCTGAATGATTCGATTATTGACTTGTATTCTGCAAGAGAGAAATCCGTAAAGGTTATGCTGATGGTTGTGCTGTCGGACTGCCAGCAGAAGCGTTCAGTGCCATACTTCTTTTCGTAGTCTTCGCATAGACCGAGATTGTGGTCGTCAGCCTTGAGACCGTTGAGTTCATAGATGTCGGCTTGTTCTGCTTCCTTGAGCAGGTCAAGCTCCTGCTGTTCGCATCGTTTGAGAAACTGAATGAACTGTCTGCACATCTCTATTTTGGTATTGAGGATGCGGACTGGCTCTCCGAATGTTCCGGAATTGAGGAGATGGTTGCGCTGCTGCTCATAGCCGTACTTCTCGTCCTCCCAATTTTCAATCATAAGGTCGTACATCATGGCTTTAGATATTAAGTGGGTTTTCAAGTCTTGCCTCTAATGCTTCATACTCATCGCGGAGTTCCTTGCAGCGGTCTGCATATCCGAAGAGGATGTCCTTGAGCCAAGCGAGGAAGTTTGTGTCGGAGTAGAGCTTGCCGATTCCGATATAGAAGTTTGCGAAGGAGCCTGTGAGTTCCTGTGGGAGAAGTTCGTGACCTCCGCAAGTTCCGACATTGAGTTCGAATCTTTCCTTGTAGTAGTTGTATTCGTAAGTCCTTCTTTCGTAGTAGAGGTCTGCTCTTTGTCCGAAGATAAGTTCGTTTGGCTTTTCAGGGTTAATGATGCCTAATTCCATACTGCTGTCCGAGAGCGAGAAAATTCTCCATTCCGAACCGAGATGCTTTTTGAGTTCGGCATTGATGTCGCTGATAACCTGCTCCTTTGTCTCGTGGAAGAGGGTTTCAGTCTGCTCCATCGCAGCCTCCGTCTCTGCCTTGAATGCAGCACCCTCTGGTGTAAGGTAATAGTCTTCGGTTGCATCCTTGATAGCCTTGTTCTTCTTTGCCATTGTCAGCAGTTCTCCGAGCTGCTCAATTCTTGACCTAAGTTCATGTTCCTTCCAGCGTTTAGCCTCTTCCTTGAACTTCCAAGTGTGAACAATTGCCTCAAGGTCTTCCTGTTCCTTGCCTTTTACTTCAGCGATGAGGTTGCGGATTGCATATACTTCTTTCAAAAGGGTCTCTTTGCGTGTCATAATCCTTGCTCTAATTTGTTAGTATTCAATCGTTTATTGTGCTGCAAACATAACATCACTATTTGGAACACGCAAGTTAATTTGAGAGAATTAATGCATTTGTATTCAATGATTTACGCGCTTTGTTCAGGTTTAGGATAGTTGGTGATAATCCACTCTTCCTGCCTGCGTCTTGAGACTTTGGATGCCGTGATTGTGCGTTCAATACGGTGGATATACCATCCATGTTTTTCCACGAACTTCTCGATGAGAGGATGAGGGAACATTGTGAGCATGAACTTACCCTTGACTTTGGTTAGGGTTTCCAGCAGATGCTTGAAATCCTCATCGTTAAAGAAGCCGTTGTAGTGTCCGCAGTCCGTACCGACATACGGAGGGTCAACGAAATGGAAGGCGTCTTCACAGTCATATCGCTGAATCACATGAGTGCCGTTCTCGCACTCAATGGTCACATGGTCAAGCCTGCCACACAACTCTTCCGTAAACTGCTCTTTGGCATTACGAAGTTTCTGAGTAGTCGTTCCGGTACGGTCATATCCGAATGTACCGTCAATCATTGATGCGAAACCTAGCTTTGTACATATCCACACTGCCCATGCGCGTTCTACCGGAGTGAAATATGCCGGATACTGATTGATGTGCCTAGCGTGTGCATGGTCTTCACGGGAGTGAAGGGACGCGTCAATAAGTTTCTTGAGTTCCGGATAATTGTTCTTTGCAACCTTATAGAAGTTGACGAGTTCTGTGTTGATGTCGTTTATAACCTCGCATCCGGCAGGCTCTTTTGCGAACAGCACAGCACACCCTCCGCAGAAGGCTTCTGTGTACAGTTTATGTTGTGGAATAAGCGGAAGAATGTGTTTCAGCAGGGTCTGCTTTCCGCCATAATAGGATATGGGTGTTTTCATTATCGGATTCTGATTTTTAAGACAATTATCAAGATACATAGCAGCAGAAGCAGCAGGGCGATGTAGCGGATGACCTTTACGGAGGATGGCTCGGATTCCTTTGTTTCTGAGTCAAGCCCTTTATCTAAGTGTGTGGTTACATCCTTTAATGCTATGCTGTCTTTCTGAACAGAGGCTTGTGCTTCTGTGCGTATCTCGGTTTGTGTTATACTTTTAATTGGCTGTGGCACGGAGGAGGTGACCTCGCTTGAAATCGGCACAGCCACCTTTGATGCTTCGATATAGACTGTATCATATACCGGATAGTATTCAATGACGGTCTGCGTAACTACTTGATTGACTATCTGCGTGACAGTATCTCTGACCATAATGGTGGATTTGTCAACAACCGTGGAGTCCACTTGCTCTTTGGTCTGAATATGTCGCAGAGGTGAGCAGGCGGACACAATAAGGAAGCAGAAAAACAGGATTAGGAGTTCTGTAAGTTTACGCATTGCATTATTTGATTTACTCGTTCTTTTCTTTCCTCTATTGTGAGGTCTATTGTTGAGGTCAGTTTCTGTTTGTCCCAAGGCATCGGGAACATATCTTCCAACGACTTGCGGTCTTTGCGGTCAAGCTGTATGGAGGTAAGCACCCATGTCTGCCATCGCGTGGTTTCCCAACTGTGGATTATCCGGTCTTTCTCTAACTTCATCCATCCTGCCCATGCATATATGAATTCTGCTGGGGTAAGAATTTCAAAATCAGAGGGTGACATTCCCATTTGTCCGACCCCGATGGCAAACCACCTCTCGTATGTTATCTCCGAGGCTGGGGAACACTCGGCATCGGAGCTTATCCGTTTGGGTCAATGTCTCCCAGCTTCTGAGTAAGTGCGTCGATGCTTCCTCGGAAGATATCTGCAACCTCAAGTACTAAATGAGGATTCTCATCGAAGAAGTCCCATATGTCATCTTCAGTATATCTTTCCTTGAGTCCCTGCTGTCTTGCTCCCTCGTTGAGTCCAAGTGCAGTAATGGCTGCAAGGGACTCAAAGGTTGCAATTGCATCGGTTGTGGTAATGGCTGTTGAGAAGTCCTTGCCTGTGCGTTTTGCAAAATCATTAATGGCTCTGAGACCAAAATGAATCGGGCAGGCTTTGCCTCTGATAATGATTTCCTTCATGTAATACGCGTTTTATTAGGTTGGGTTTTCGGCTTTGAGGTCACCGCTGCCGGTGAGAGAATAAGAGTATGTCGCATTGTCTCCTGCAGGGGTCGACAGCGAAAAAGAGGTAATATATGCCTCCCCTTTATAGGTCTTGGTCAGTCCTTTAAGTGGGGAACGCATGATAGCCGTAACTTTCTTTTTGGCAAGCACAAATGCCAGCACATCTTCAGCGGTATGAGAGTCCGCGAGATTAGGGTCTATTACGACAAGACCGTCTCCGTCCACACTCCACGAAATGTCTCCAGCACATTTCTCCTTGCCGTTGGTGTCCTTGGTGCGGAGGTCTTTAAGTTCCAAATCAACCTTCAAAGAGTGAGTTGTAGCGTGCAGTGTAGGTTGATTGTCAATCACGAGGATGATGTCTTCTCCCTGAATGACTTGTTTTTCAGCTTCAGCCATAATGTTGTAGGTCTATAAAATTTTAAATGTCAGTGTAATACAGTGTAGGTCATAGTCCGGAAAGTAGTCGGTCTGCGAAGAACGGTATTGGCATCTTGTGGTTCCTATGATGCGGTTGTCCAATGCGTTGATGACCTTTCTTTTGAGAGAATCAGCACCAGCAAATCGAGAATCGTAGACAGCGACTTCAAATGTGGTCTCATATCCAGCGATTCCGGAGAGCGTCCGGAGAGGTTTCTCTTCCGGAACGGAGAATGTCGCAAACGGAGCAGATGTCTTGGCATCAACTGCACCAGCCTGCAACTTGTCCTTCAAGTCCGGAATATTGTCTGTCAGAATCGTTATGAGTGTACTCTTGAAATCCATCATTCAATCTTTTTGAAGTTCTTGTTCACGAATTTCTCCACTGCTTTTGCAAGGTTGTCTCCGAATCCTGTCACGATGCGCTCGGAGGTCTGGGCATAGGCTTTCTCTAGATATGGGGTCGGCTTGATGCCTTTGACACTGCTGGCATAGACTTTCTCGCCTTCCTTGCCAATGAATACCATGATGCGTCCTTCCTTTCGTGGGGTGCGAGGGTCTTTCGTACCCTCATGCACAAACTTGCCGTAATACTCATTTATTGCCTTCTTCTTTTTTGAACGGGAGAAGACGGATTTTACAGCAACATCCACTTCGCTTTTCGGAGCAGTCCTGTCTCGGAATCGGACAATTTTCAGTTGTTTCTTCAATGCTCCGCTTCTGATAGGGACATTCTGCTTTGCAGCATCCAGCGCAGGTTTTGCACTTTGGCGCAGGGCTGCGAGGAGCATCTTTTTCTGCATATTGTTCGGGAGTTCATCAAGAATAGCCTTGGCTTCCTTGTATCCGTCAACTTTGATTGTCAGCATCGCGTTTCATAACTTTTATATGCAGTCGCCATCTGCGTCCCTCCTCATGCACGGAGGTTATCCGGTGCGTGCCTGCGTTATCTTTAACGACCATTCCAGCTTCAATTCCTTTTCTCCAGCGGATTGTATAGACAATCTCGTTCTCATGAACGATTCGTCCGGCATATAGATTCTCGCGCCCTCCGGTTTCCGTTCTGCTGGCGCAGCATGTTGCAATATGCACCAACTCATTAGTCCGGTCATTGTATTCATCTCGCGTGTCCTTGTATGCGAGTATTTCTATGCTATGGTCAAACATCGTCAGATATGCTGTAAGGGTGGATTCTCCAAGGTTGCAGAAGTTTCTCTGCGGTCAAAGGTATCTGAGTGGCAGACCGTCCGATAAGGGTGTCGCTCTCGTTGTCAAAAAGAGTCCCCAATATCAGCAGAACGGCACTTTTGATGGCTGGTGGCAGGCTCTGGTTATCGAAATCAACCACCAAATCCCGATTGGTAAAGTCCGAAGCTATACCAAACGCCATCTGCAGGTACTCAGCCACAAGAGAGTCGAATGAGCTGTCATCTCCAAGGCGAAGATGCTGCTTTGCCAATTCTACTGATATAGGTAACTCTGACATAACAAAATGAAAGACTATGAATACGACAACATCGGTGGTTGCTTATGATTTGGCATGGACGAGTTTCTGTACAGGATGAGTTCCGGCATCAAGGAGAGTACCGTCCACGCGCGCAAAGCCGAAGAGTCCGACAGAGAGATACTCTGCAAGAAGCTCGTTGAGCCTAATCACTCGGAAGTTTTTGACCATGCGAATCTTGTATTTGCTGAGGTCTCCGAACAGAACAGATGCGTTTCCTGCTCCTATGTCTGCCATGTCATCGTTTATGACATAATTCTTTCCGAAGAGTGTAGATGGAGCTCCAGTGCGTGTGCCGTCCTGCCAAATGTAGCGTCCTTCATTATCCTTGATTTTAGCAAGGGCAAAAAGAGTGTTGCGGTTGAACATGAACTTTCCGTTCTTTGCGTAGGAACTGTCCACACCCTTGATGAGGTCAAGCAGGTTGTCAAGAGAAATTGCAGTTGCAGCAGCGGTTGCAGCGGATGCTGTCGCTGCGGTGACGATTCCCTTGGGCTGACCGCTTCCGCTACCGGTTGTGAGATGCTCATTGATGCCCCTTCCGAAACTTTCAACGAGGAGTTCACTGAGCAATGTGTCCAGATTGAAGGCGGAATCCTGCAGGAGTTCCTGCGATACCGGAATGATAGGTGTACGGTATGTGAACGCTTTGAGAGTTACCGAGCCGAACGATGGGGTACGCTTGCTGGACTGAGCATATTCTGCTACAATTGTAGCCTTGGCAGAGGTGTCGTTGATGGTCGGCATGATGAGGTCGCCACCGTTGCTTGTCGTGATGATGCTTCCGGCTTCAAACATACCACCATAACTCTTGAGAGCTTTCTCAATACTTGATGCAAGGGTGGATGGAATAAGAACTCCGGCAGAGAGTCCCTGCAAAGTGTCTCTGCTTTCAAAGATTGCCCTCTGCTCTGCGGATATGCCTTGTGCGCCATGCAGAAGATAATCGCGGAAAGCACTTCTGTACTCGTCTTCAGCATTAACACCTTCAGTGCGCTGCGATACAGTTTCCGCCTGTCTGCGGTGGATTTCAACGAAGCGTTCCTCCGCTTCCACTGCCTTGTCTGTCTTTGTGTAGTCGGCAAGGAGAGTGTCCCATCTTGCCTGCTCCTCTGCGGTCATTTCGCGACCATCAGCAGCCTTGCGAAGTTCATCAATCTGTGAATAGACCGATGCCCTTTTCTCTTTCAGTTGTTTTAGTTTTGGCATAACTTATATATTTTTAAGATTAAGAAATTGCAAGAGTCTGTCTCTTGACGATGTGTTCAGTGTGACTGATTGTGGCTCTTGAGATTTAAGCCATTCAGCCTTGCGCTCTTCCAGCTCACGGACAGATGCTTCTGTGTCCTTATAGGCAGGAAACACAACGAGTGAGACATCGATGACCTTTGATATGTGTTCGATGGTGCGCTCGTCATATTCAAGTCCGTTCTCATCATCTGCATATCGCCACTGGTCTTTATCTACTTTGAACTTGAATGAGCATTTACTAATGTCTCCTCTTCGGACGAGCTCAAGGATGTCGTTTCCGAGGGTCGTGTCCGGAGCGTCAAATTCAAAGCGGAGACCTATATCGTCTGTAGTAAGTTTAAGAGTTCCGGAGGTCGTCCTTGCTAGAATGGAATTCATATCATGATTGAAGCACATGATTACATCGTCCACATCCGTTTCGGAGAATGCCCCACGAGCAATCTGCTCTTTGAACCATCCCATTATAGGGTCAGACCAGCGTTCAAATTTTGCTGCATATCCCACGATAGTACGACTGTTCTTGTCAGACTGGCTACGCTGCTCAATTTGCAGGTCTGAGACATCGCTTCTTACTTCTATCGGCTCGTTATTTTTCTGTTTCTTTTGGCTCATTTGTATCGGTGTTTATGGATTGGGCGTTCTCAACAGTCTGCATATTTGCCTGCACGAAGTATTCGTCACCGCCTTCGTATGAATTCATGTCTTCAAGGGCGCGGATTTCGTTGGCACTCAAGGCTCCTATGAGATTCATGTTCTTGTAGTATTCACTTCGGGTCTTCGCATCTCCTCGCAGGAGTCCGTTGAGACCGAAGAGGAAGTAGTATTCTCCGAATTCGTCATGGCGCAGGAGTTTGCGGTTGAATTCCTCTTCAAGGCGCACCAGATATGGCATGAGGCAGTATTGGACGAACTCCATTCCTTGATGCTCAATATTGTTGTTGGTGGCTCTTTCAAGGTCAGCAATCATGTGTGGCGGTACTCCATAGATGGTGGCAATCTCCGTTTTCTGAAACTTTCTTGTAGCGATAAACTGTGCGTCCTCCGGAGGAATGCTGATGCGTTCGTATGTCATGCCTCCTTCCAAAAGGAGAGGAGTGTGTGCGTTATGAAGTCCAACTGACTGTTGAATGAGGTCATGCTTGAGCCTTTTGTATGCCTCCGGCTTAAGAGTGGATGGGTACTTGAAGACTCCGGACATATTACCTCCTTGGTTGAAGAATTTTTCTCCATATTGCTGGGCTGATGCTGTAAGAGAGAGATTATCACGATGGACAGCAATCGGACTTTTACCCTTGTAGCCATTCGTGGATAACCCTCTCAGATGCAGCATCTCATGACTTGGAAGCAGCTCGCCTTTGTCAGTGCGATAGAAGAGTATGTCATCGTCCGTCAGAATCGGCTCTACCTGCGTGGGATGCAGTAGCTGGAGTCTTACAGGACGGAACATCGGGTCGCGATAGATTCTCGCATATCCATTGCCCCAAAGCGTGCATGAGACCATAAGGTGATGGAGTAGCGAGAATCGGGAGGTGTATGAATTGGGTAATGAGAGAATAAGGCTGCATGGATGCTGCCTTACCTGCTCACGCCCTTTGTCAGTCTTGCGGTAAAGATGTATTGGAAGAGTGCCGACAGTTTCTGACAATATACGGACACAAGCCCAGACTGCTGACAGATTCAGAGAGCCCTCTTCGCTGATATATGGTTTCTTGGTGATTCCGGAAACGGTGTCGGAGAGAAGTGCTGCATTGACGGCAGCCTCGAACTCTGCAGATGAAGTCCGCTTCTCTCCACGATTGAAAGCAAGAATTTTTGAAAGAAAATTTGACACCGTAGTTTCTGTTTAATAACCGGTGCAAACATAAGGGGAGGTCAAAAGTTTTAACGGAAACATTCTTACAGTTAAGGTCACTTTCGAGACATTTTTTGTGTCATGGATGACCGGAATGAATCGTATTCCGAGTATTTTCTGTGACCGAAGATGCGTATGTACTGCTCTTCTAGGGCTTCGTATGCCTCGATATTGTTCGGGTAGCATAGACGAATCTGTGTGTACAGTCGATAGAAACCCTCCGTGGTCTGCAGGTCTCGCAATTCACTTGACAGAGGTGGCTGGGTCGCAATCTTCTGTAATATTTCCTGCCGGAACTGCACTTGTTCTGGTGTGTTCTTTCTCCTTCTCATGGCTTAATCATTAAAACTCAACATACCTCGTTTGCTGTATGGGTCGTTATCATCCTCTGCTTGTGCAGTCATCCATTCTCCGAGAGCCATGATGGATGCAACGATTCCGTCAATCTTCTGCGCTGATTTCTCTTTGTCCGGCTTTATGTTTCCGGCTGGGTCTGTCTTGATGAGTGTAGATGAGAGCATCCAACGCAGTACAGGATTACCGAAGTGTTCAATCTTTTCGCTCAAGACCAACTTTTCAAACTCCTTGGTGGGTGCTGACATAGACCCATAGCCCTGTCCGAAAGGGTTGCATTCCATTCCTTCGTTCTGTAGGTCTATGATGGTCTGACTAGAGTTCCACCTGTCATAGGCTGAAGATTGCAGGTCGTAAATTTCAACAATTTGCAGGATGTCCGCTTTTACGAATTCATAGTCCAACACATTGCCAGATGTGACTTTCACGAAGCCAGCCTTGACCCACAGGTCGTAATTTATGTTCTCCTTTCTAATCTTTTCCAGCATCTTATCCTCCGGAATCCAAAAGAACGGGAGCAATTGAAACTTATCATTCTCATGGAATATCAAGACAAAGGCAGTGATGTCCGATACATTGGAAAGGTCTAGACCGCCCCAGCACTCGCATCCTCGCAGGTCTTCAATGTCTGTCGTGCCTACACACTTCATCCATGAATCATCAAGTATCCATGTCTTCTCTGCATCCACCCAAAGGTTGACATTCTTGGTCATTACATTTCGCACAGCCTCCGGACGGTTTTTGGCATCGTTCACTTGGTCTTCGAGATAGTTCGGGAACAAGGAGACTCCAAGATTCGGATTCGACTTAATCCACATACGAGGGTTGTCCCATTCTTCGTTTGCGTCCATTGTGTAGATGATTCCGAACAGGGTGTCGTCCTCGTTTATTCCACGCAGAATCTTGATTACATTGTCCCTGTACGCATAGCAGGCTCCGGCTTTATTGAATCCGGCAGTGGTGATTATGAACATGAGTGGCTGCTTCCTCGCTCCGAATGCGGACTTTATCACATCGAACATTCCTGAATCCTTGTGCGCGTGGAACTCATCAATGATTCCACAAGATGGGTTAAGACCGTCATGTGTTCCATAGTCAGACGACAGAGGCTTCATCATACCTCCTTTGAGTTCATAGACGATAGAGTTCCGGTATGGAGTCAGATAGTTCTTGAGGTCAGTCGCCTTGACAATTTCCACTGCATCCGAGAAACAAATCCTTGCTTGGTCTTTTACGGTAGCTGCCGAATAGACTTCCGGACGGGACTCTCCGTCAGCGAACAGCATATAGAGTCCGATGCCTGCCGATAATGCGGTCTTGCCATTCTTTCGTGCAATCTCCACATAGGCATAGCGGAATCTTCGTGTACCGTCAGACATCTTCCAGCCAAAGATGTTCCAGATGACGAACTGCTGCCAAGGCTCTAACTTGAATCGCTGTCCAGCCCATTGCCCTTTTGTATGCTTGAGTTTTTCAATGAAACTGATTGCCCGTTGAGCAGCCTTGCGGTCAAAGTACCAACCCTTGTCGAGAGCATTATCAATGTCGTGGTAGTATCTCTCGACAGCGAGCTGCACGAATTCGCAAGTCAAGATACTGCCGGAGCGCACCTGCTGGGCATATATTTCTGCCGGATGTTGTTTTGTTCCTGCCATTTTTATTGTTCATCTATTGTTTCAAAATCTGCAAAGTCATCTTTCTTGACAGCATTTGCTACAAGAGCCAGCACTCTTGCCCTGCTGGTTGGTGTGAGACCGAAATCGCCTGCCAATGCCTTGGCTGCCGACAAAGCATTCTCTGCAATCTTTCTCTTGGGATTAACCTGTGTGGTGTACCCATGTTTGGTCTCGACTTTTATGGTCATGCCCTCCTTTTCAAGTTCACGCATCATGTCGTGGTATAATCCCATCTCTCTGCAATAGGCTATGACCAAGTTCAGTCCAAGGGTGTCCAATAAGCCTCTATTGAACAGTTCTGTACCGACAATCGCATAGACCTTTTTTGCCGTCCCTTTTAGTCCACTTCGTGGCAGTGACAGAAGTGTTGAACTGCCGGATACCGTAGCCGGAAGATTGGATTCAGTCATCCTGCAAGGCTGGTCAGTGCCTCGAAGTCTTTTGTTGTTGTCTGTTATTGTCTTTCGTCCTTTTGCCATATCAGAAGTTTCTGTTTTTCTCATTTCTGCACGCACGCGCAAAAGACCAAGGGGGCGATTGGGATTGCAAACCCACGAAGGAAATCCGACCCCTCCCCATCGGACTTAATGCATCCGTCAGCCGGAGTGTTATCAAAGGATTACAGTGATTTTCGGCAGATTTTATCCGATTTTTGTCCTGCCTGTAAGTCTGCCTGTTTCAAAGGATTTTTCAAAATCTTGATAATCAATTAATCTTATGTTCATACGACCATTGGCGGTCACTTCTTCTTTTTCGACTTTTTGGTAAGAATGCTTGATAACCTTTTGCTGGGAGCAGATTCAAAGAGCCTCTTTTGCCGTGCCATGTTTGTATATATTCTTGTGGTCGCAGGGTCAGTGTGTCCCAGCATATCTTGAATGAGTTGTGGGTCATATCCCTGCTCAATCATAAGTGACCCACAGGTGTGTCGCAGGGAGTGTGCTGTTATCTTCGGGTCGTCGATTCCGATTGCTCTGAGCCTTCTTTTGACAATGAAACTGATGGTCTCACGATTGATTCTCTCATTCTTGACTCCACGCATATGGCTTGTGAACAGCGCATCCTCAATCCCATATTCTGTTTTGCTGGACACATAATCTTCAAACAGTTCTGCAACTTCATTGGAGATTACCACAGTGTCATGCTTGTCTATGCTTCCCTTGCGCTGGATGTGAAGAATCATCTCTCCGTTCATCATATCAAAGTCTTTTATGTCAATTCTCTGTACCTCGCAGGAACGCAGCCCATTACTTAGCATCAGCATTATCATGAGTTTATCTCGCTTGCCGATTATTGTGCTGGTATCTATGCTCTCGACAAGGTCGGAAGCCTGCTTACGGGATAGAGGAAGTTTGTAATACTCCTTCTGCTTATTGCTGCTCTTTATGCCGAGAGCGATATTGTCATAGTACCTTTTGTTTTCGCACCACGCATAGAATATCTTGACGACAGTGACATAACCATTGACGGTAAACCTGCTTTTGCCGGAGGCTAGCAGTTGATTCTTATAGTCTATGACAATGGCTCGGCTGGGAACTCTTGGGTCAGAGCCACGAGATGTGAGCCATCTGAACCATAGGTTTATTTTCCTGCGGTAGTCTTTGCGTGTCGCTTCAAGCGCATCGGTCTCCGCAATCCATTGCTCGACTATCTGATTGAGTGATAAGGTTGTTCTCATTATAATTCTGTTGAATGAATACCAAGAGGGATGGAGGCTCGTGTGCTTGCAACCACGATAGTGACTTTTCCGCCATCGCATCCCTCAAGTCCGAATGTTAATCTGTGTTCTAATCCATACTTACCTCCTTTCTCATTTGTCCATAGCAGATTTACGATTGTGGCAAGGGTGACACAATGACTGCAGGTTATCTATGTCCAGCGCAGCTCCGCCCTTGTTTATCGGAACTATATGGTCGACCACTTGGGCTGGAATGATTAATCCGATTCTTACGCACTGCTCACAGATGGGATTCTGCCGGAGTTTCTCGGCTCGGAGTTTTCTCCATGCAGTACTTTGATAGAACTTGGTATTGTGATGGCGATAGCCCTCGTGGGGCTTCTTCTCCGGAATCCAAGGTCTCTTTGTCCGTTTCTTGATTGTCGGCATGGCACTATCTTCTTAAACTGTCTCCTTTGAAGTGGATAGTCCTGCACAGATGCATCAGACGGTCAAGAGTTCGCTCTCCGTAGCGATTCAGAATCTGCTCCTCAGTCAGATTTGTGGATACAAATACGGGTCTGTGGTATCGTTCGGCAGCATTGAGAATGAGGTTGAAACCTTCGCATTTCTCGCCATAGTCATTTAACTGCCCTTCAACTCCAAGTTCATCTATCGCAGGGAATGCGCTGCGTTCAAGCAGGTCGAGGAACACTTCCGGTCTTTGATAGTAGCCATAGTTCTGCTGATAGGGGTGTGCCTTGTAGAAGTCCTGTGCATGTACCGGACGCATTCCCTTGTTCTTCATTCTGAACAGCACAGGCAGCACATAGTTCAGAATGATGCTCTTGCCTCGCCCACAGTCTCCGATGAGCAGCAATCCCTTGTCTGAGGTGTCTGTCATCCAATCCACGATTTTCTCATATTCCGGAAGGTGCTGGTAGCGAGCCATCGTGCCGTCAACGCTTTGGAAGATGTGCGCAAAGAGTCTTCTGCACTCCTCGTGGTTTCCCCAGCTCCACCTCCATTGCGTCCTCTCATCAATTGCTTTTTCCTTAATCATCTTGCTGATGAGTTGCTGAATTGTCAAAGTAGCCATAGTGTTTCGTATTTATTGATTGTCTTTTTCGTAGTCCTTGTTCCCTGCATTTGAGAGGCGTTCAATGAGCTTTTTGCGCTTCTGCTCATCCTCCGGCTGTATAATCTGACCGATGCGCTGACCATATTGCGGAGCCTCTGTCCGGCTTTGCTGAATGCCATATGAAGATTTGAGTGGAAAGAGTCCGGCATAGTTGTACGCCATACTCTGGTCGATAATCTGCTGAGCTACCTGCGGATTGTTTGCGGACAGATTCTGAAGCATAGTGAGACATTTGCGTGCACCCATTTCCGTCTTATAGGCTTCCTTGCGAGCAGTCTTGTACTCCATCCATTGCTCCATGAGTTCCTTCCAAGGAGACTCCAAACTTGCGAGCCATTTATCCATCTTAAATTGAGAACTTCTTTTACTTCTGTTCATACTGTGTGAAGAGTTTAGTTTTTTATCTTTAATAAAGGAGTCCGCTTGGGGCGGTGTAGCATCTTGCAACAAAGGCTGCAACAACTCCGGATTTTCCGGACTTTTTCCACTTGTGTCATCCTGCAACTGCGTTGTGTCATTTTGCAACACGCTTCTTTCCGACAGTGGCAGTATCTCATAGCAACCATGCAGGCATCCATCCGGACGGGTGTAACTGATGAGTCCGAGACCGCATAGCCTTTTCCTCTCCCTGCTTATGGTGTAGCGTGACAGTCTTGTCTGTGACTCGATGTTGTTCATGGGAATTTCAAGGACTTTTATCCATCCGCTCCGGTTGAATATGTACATCAGTCCGTACCACAAGACGATGGAGGAGGATGTCAGTCCGCTGGTTGGCAAGAACTCATTGAATCTCTTTATTTCAGTCAGGTAGTTCATGCCTAATGGTATTTGTTGAAAATCCTGTCGAACTCGGACATCGGTTTCGCTTTGTTGGTGAGGGGTCTTACTTCCACTCCTAAGTATTCAAGCAGCGAACTTCTCCGGATACGGACAGCCCCGTCTATGTACTCGCGCTTTATTTTGCGCTCATCGCATAGACGGTCAAGCTGTCGCGTAGACTTGTTGATGAAGTATGCTGCCTCCTTTCTCGTCATGAGAATATCCACTTCATACAGCTTACCCGTCTGTACGGTCTTGAGTATGTTGAGCTTCGATTGGACTATATCCAACGAGGTCTGCAGGTCGTTCAAGATTTGGTCTAATTCCAT